ATTTCAAAATCTCCACCTGCCCCCATTCGCAATCGTTTGCTATCGCCTAGATTTATATCGTCATTAAAAATAGCTTCACCTGCTGCTGACATATCAAGGGTGAGGGCGGTTATTTCAGAGCCACCATCGTTTCCTTTGAAAAGTAAATCTCTATTTTGGTTATGGACATTTATTGACAGGTCTGTACTTTCGTTTTGAAAATACGCAATAGTAACTCCATCATCATTAAACCAAATAATTCCACCATCTGCATCAAGAACAATAGTACTAGCTACATCAAAATTAAGATTACCATTATCAACTGTTACATATCCGTGTGTGCCATCACTTGTGACCACATAGTCTGACCCAGCCCCAATCACTAGTCTTCCATTATCAGGTAGCGTAATGTCATGGTTAAAAATAGCCGTACCAGCGTCAGACATATCAAGGGTGAGGGCGGTAAATTGACCACCACCATCATCGTTGCCCTTAAAAGATATGTCATCGTTTGAGACAGGGGTGTATAAATGAAGGCCATTAGAGTCTATAAAAAATTCTCCAACTACAGTACCATTGAGTTCAAGGTCAAGAATACCACCGTTTGTGGCGTGATTTATTGCTAGGCTAGTATAGTTAGTATAAACATTAGGAGCGCCACCTATACCTACGTTGCCTGCGGCGTCTATTGTTAATCTATCATTATTACCACCTGTACCAAAAACTAAATCGTCTGACGTACTTGTGTGCATAACTACTTGATTAGCAGTATCGTTTCTTATCGTTATAGAGCCTGAATTTGCTCCACTAAATCTAGCTACATCATTTCCTGTTGCGGTAACATCAAAAAACCCTGCTGAGTCAATTATTAATCTTTGTGTCCCCGCAGTTGATATTGCAAAAGAATCTGCGGCTGGAAATAATATGCCTGTGTCAAGATCACCTGTGTTTGTAATTGAAGGCGCACCAGCAGAGCCATCAGCAAACGTACCAACGCCACCCGCAGCAAACCCCCCGTTAAACACAGTCGCAGCCGTGGTGGTCAGGACGCCTGTTACGAGGGCAGTCGTTGCCATGTTTACAGCACCGTCAATGTCCACAATGTCTAGGTTTGCAGTGCCGTCTACGTCTAAGTCTGTACCTACAAACAACTTCTTGGCTATACCAACACCACCGTCAACTATTAAAGCACCTGAAGTTGAGCTAGTTGAGTCAGTAGTAAGATTTAAGTTAACAGCACCGCTTGTATCAAGAGTTGTTACAGTTGCAGCAGCAGCGGAGCCAGACCCAAGAATACCGTCTAGTGTACCTGTAAATCCAGTAGCTGTTATTTGGTCAGTTGCAGTAATACCATCAACATACAAGTTAGCCCAACGAACACTATTTGTACCTAGATCGTCAGTACTGTCTGTATCAGAAACAATATTGGAGCCACTTGTAATTCCACCAGTTGCTACCTGTGTAGCTGTAGTAGTAAGAACACCTGTGACTAAGGCAGTGGTAGCCATATTAACAGCACCATCAATGTCTACTATATCTAAGTTAGATGTACCGTCTACGTCTATATCACCAGAGATGTCTAATTCTGTACCTATTAATTTTTGTGTGAGGGTTACTACACCATCACTTGCTATTGCGACTGCATCTGGATCTCCGACTGAACCAATTTGTCCAGCATTAGCGATTGTAATACCACCACTATGAATATCTCTACCAGTAAAAGTTGCTACACCATCAACTTGAAGAGTGGTTGCCATATCTACTGCACCATCAATATCTACAACGTCAAGGTTAGTTGTGCCATCAACATCAATGTCACCAGAGATGTCTAACGCTGTACCTATAAGTGTTTGCGTCAATGTTAACTGACCATTAGCAGCAATAGTAATAGCATCTACGTCAGATGCAGAACCAATAGTTTTTCCATCGCCAATAATTATATCGTCAGTAAACGTAGCAATGCCAGTTACACCTAGCGTACCTGCTACTGTAGCATTTACATCAACATCAAGCGTATCTATGTGTGCAGTACCATCTATAAATAGATCACGCCACTCTTGAGTCGCTGAACCAAGATCAAATGCAGAATCTGTATTAGGAATAATACTAGAGTTTACATCTGAACCAAACACAACATTGTCACTTGCATCAGAACCAAGTGTAAGTGTACCACCACTAAAGGATGTAGTTCCAGCTACAGTTAAATTACCACCTACATCAAGGTTGCCAGATATGTCTGCAGCACCATTTATGTCAATAGTAGTAGCTGCAATTTGTATTTCTGTGTCAGCTACGAGATCAAGTTGACCATCAGCAGATGAGTTAATATATATGGCAGTATCACGAAATTGTAACTTTTCAGTAGTAGCAATTAGTATGTCATCAGAAAACTCAAAGTAGTCTTCATCTTCCATCCACTTTAATACACCATCGTTAGACTCACCATCAAAAGTTACTGTAATATCTGTGCCTGAAGTAGCATCACCAAGTGTTAGAGATGTACCCAGCAGTTTAGTTATAGGTCCACCTTCTGCAGATGTACCATCGTGTGTGTGTCCTGTAGATTCGTTAAAGGCAGAAACAAGCTGATCAAACTCATTGTTCGTATTGCTTGCTTGTATTACGTCACCGTCAGTGTACGAAGATTGCCTAGTGTATGTATTACCCATTTAACGTCTAGCTCCTAATTGATACTCTAACTGAAAACCTTTAAGTGAATACGGGGCAGTTTCACCACCATCATCTACTTTTAATGCAACCGAAAAGCCTGAACCCTCAACTGCCTGTCTTACTAGTGGTTGTGAAGCCCCACCATAAACAAATTGTGTTGCACCTGAAGATGTGCTATATGTTGCAACGCCATACTGTGCTGCAACTCTTGAAGAATCTAACGGATAAGGATCAGGTCTAGCTGAATTAGAATCTTCGTTATCATAACGTAAAAATAAATCAGCGTCAATAGCTGATTCAGGTTTATAGTTAATAATAACCCTATTCATGTGTTTACGGATACCTGTATCTCCAAAACTCATGTCAGGGCTTCTATAGTTACCTAGTATAACGGTTCCATCAAAGGTATTACCAGACTCTTGCCTGTGTACAAAACCTCTAAAGTCTCCATGTAAAACAAAAACATCTCCTGTACTTATAAATGTATCTGCACAAGAGGGTCTTATTCCCCTTATTTCCGAAAACTCAAACCCCTCACCCTTCATCACACAAATAGCCCCTCTTGTAAGACTATCTGTTTGTCCATCTTTAGTAAAGAATATTCTGTACTGTGTTTTATCAGGTATAGTTACACTTTCAAAAAGTGCAGCATCTCTTATATTAGTATCAAAAATAGATTGTATGTTTCTACTTATTGTACCAAGTTCAACATCACCAATCTTTGCAGTAGCTGCTACTGTTCTCAGTCCATCAGGTCCAAGAAATACTAAGTCTCCTGCAAATTCCTGTATTGTATCTCCATTAATACAGCCAATGTTTCTAGTTACAGGCTGTACTGCAAAGTCACTTAGTGCAGAGCCTGTAAGTTTAAATATCCTGTTCTCACAAAAGATAAACAAACTTTCACGAAATACTTTTAGACCTACAATGTTGTCATCTACTTTAATACTACCTGCACCATCAGACGCTGTAAAATCATCTTCATCAAAAGGTACACTAAATATTAATTCTTGTGGGGTAGTAGACTTACCTGCGTAGAACATATGTTCTCTGTAAGCAGCTACGAACTTAGAACCTGCTACAGAACTAGCACCTACATCAGTTGCAGCTATAGAAGTATTAAACACAACAGGAGCGTTAGCCCCATCTACAAAAATAATCTTATCGTTACCATCAAAATTAAATCTTTCAAAACGATACTTGTCAGCACTACTTCTGCCTGTGTCTCTTTCTGTCCAATTTTCAGATACAACGGAATTAATTAAATGTGCAGCTGCTGTTGTACTAGCAGTTGCTCTTGTTACACCTGTAAAACTTGAATTTGTAACACCTGTATATGTAAATAATTCATTGTCAATTTGTACAGAGCCACTAGTAGAAAAACCAGTAGTACTGTCTACTGTAATAGAACCTGATCCTGTCATACCAGTAGTAGAAGCAATCTCTGCTGCTGACTCAGTAGATGCTGAACTAAAGATCTTTTCACCTCTAGCAGCTAACACTTTATCTGCAAACTTTGAAACCATTAATACCTTTTCACCACTACTAGAAGTTTGGGGTACTATTTGATTTACAAATTTTCTGTGTCCACTTAGCCTACGATAACCACCCTCAATGTCAGGCTCAAAGTTTTCTAACTTTAAAGCTTCTCCGGGTTTCATAAGAAAAGTAGAGCGATTTAAAACTAAACCACCCTCACAATTAAACGCTTCAATTCTTACTTCTGAGCTATCTGGCATTACATCATAGACCCAACACTAGAGCCTGTTGGCCTGTGTATTACTGTAGATCTAACATACTCAAATTTATTAATAAGTAAACTCTGCATATTTTTAATACCCTGTTCAAATCTCTGAAAGTTTATTTGATACTGGTTCATCTCTCCTCTGTATTGATATACAAAAGCAGCAGCCCCATCTGTAATAATAGGTTTAAACCTATCAGGTATTGTAGTAGTATCCCCATGTGCAGATAAATCTGAAGGAAATGTAAAATAATCAAATACTAATGTGTACTCTTTATTTGGAAAAGGATATAAAAGATAATTATTATCAAGTGTACGCACAATATGTCTAGGTACACCTCCATTATCAAATTGTGTGATTGTCTTTCCGCTACTATATGCAGCAGCTGTAGTACTATTAGCACCTCTTGTACACCCTGTAAGAGTGTTGCCTGATACTGCAGTATATATAATTTCTTCACTTCCTACAAAAACAGTGCCAGAAGCGTCAAAACCTGTGCTTGAAGTTAATGTAAGTGTAGTCACAGAGTCTGTATGTGAGCCATCTAATGTTGTAGAAACAATTTCATCTTCTTGATTTGAAAAGTCTTTACTTATATATTCATTATAATCTAGTTTAAATAAATTAGTACCAGAAGAACTTAAATCTGTATCTCTTTTTATTCTTGCCGTGTTGTAATCTATATGTTTTGCATCTGTAGGTACACTATAACGCACTACACCGGGAACTAAAGCAGAAGAATTAGTAGCATGATTAAAAGGATATGCAAATTCTTTTTGATTAATGTGGCGTATTGCTTCGTTAACAGCGTTTTGACATTGTATTTGAACACCTCTAGCATTAGTAAAGTTAGCAGAAGTAAGTAATACTTCGTTCATGCGAGTAATAACGTCATTAGTCAGTGTGAGAAACGTGAGTGCCATTATAACCCCTTTAGATGTAGCAATGGGGCCAGCGTAAAGCCAGCCCCAAAGTTTAATTTAGTATTACAGCAAGTCACGCTGGGCAACTGCTGCCTCAGTTTGAGCCGATGAAACATCTGCAATTACTGCATAGACACGTAAGCGTCCAGTTGCAGGTGCAGCACCAGCGATAACTACATCAATGGTATCTGCAGCGCCAACACAGGCAAGTGCAGCAGCAGCAAAAGTAGAAGCTGCGCCAGTGTTTACTATGTTAGCTTCGCCGTTACTACCTTTTACAAGGTATGTACCAGCTGCAGCGTCAAGAGCAGCACCATCAATGATGTCATCTCCACCAGCAAAGTCAATATTACAAGTACAAGAACCTGTAAAGGACTTCATGATTTCTGCACCAGCAGCAACTACTACTGATTCAGCGGGGACTTCAAGTAATTGAAAAATGTCTCCATCTGCGCCAGAGTAACCAGCCGTTACCATTGCATCAATATCTAGTATTGCTTCAATAGTCCGTACAGTGTTACCAACTACTGTTGGAACAGCAAGAACGTTTGCTCCAACACCAGCAGTATCACTGGAAGTCATGTCATAAGTAGCCATAGTTTATATCTCCCTTAAGCTGCGTTATAACGAGCAGTAACGATTGCTTCTGGGCGAAGAATCTTCCTACCGTAAAGGTGCATACCACGAACAATGTCAGCAAAGCTGTCAGGGTCACGATATGTTTCAGTTTTGTTGATCTGCTCAGCAGTTGCTACAGCAGAATCATGCCCAGCTACGATAACTCCCAGATTAGTCAGCTGGTTAGCTGTACCTGATGTACCCGGTCCAGTTCCTAGTGCAGGAAGATTGGAAGAAGAGTATACCCGGAAACCGTGGAAGTTTGCTACGGTCAAACCGTTACGCAACCCACCTGATTCACCGAAATCTGCGTTCATGAAGCGTGAATCTTCATCTGCAAGAATTTCCATGAATACTGGATCAACTACAAGCCAGCGACCTTGTGTGTCAACTTGCTGTTGGTCTAGCAAACGCTTCATGCGTGATACAATCATCGCAGGTGAAACGGTAGCAGTTGGGAGTGAAGTAGCACCCGGCATACGAGCAGTCACAGGAATTGAGTGAGTGCCAGCAGACGTAGTAGTTATATTCCCAAAATCTCCCTTGTGAAGCTGCATAGATGAAAGCAACTCATTTGACCCTGCAGTAGAAACAGCTTTAGTTCCATTAACAGTAGTATTAAGAGTATCACCTTTGCTATGCAAAGTAGACTGCTTGTAACCTGACATATAAGCAAGAACTTCTTGGTCATGGTTGTCAGCTAAACGATAAGCAGCACGATCAGTTGCAAGCTGCATGAAGTTTACATGAGAATGCGCTTCCTCAATATCGTCCATCTTAAAGGCAAAATAATTAGATTTATCAATGACTAATGTAAAATCAGCATCCTCTAAATCTTGAGCCTGAACGTTCGTACCCCTCGCGTACTGCGAGACAGAAATTTCGGGTTCTTTGATTATTTTAACCGTATCGCCTTGAGCAGAAATCTCTCCGAAATAGTCAGAGTTCGTTACTGCGCCTACGACACTAGACTTGCGGAATGCAAGTTGTACTTTTTTAGAATAGATTACTGGGCTAAAATTACCGTTTGGTAAATTCCCATAACCCGTTGCGGTTGTAAAAGCCATGAGTATGTCCTCCATTGAATGTTTTTGGCTTAGGTTTAATTAAGCTAAAACAGTTAGATTCAAGAGGCTGTACTTTCTAGGGTAGCGTTACTAAACGGGCCTATAGTTGTTCAGGTAGGTCTTAACTAAAATGTTTTGCTTATAGTTACTAAGGATAAAGGTAGCTACTGAAAAGTAAGGCTTTATCTTTAGTGGTAGTAACACCCATAGTTATACTTGAAAAACTACGGGTGTCAAGTGTTTATTTTAATTATTTATCTTGCGCCACCAGAAAGATCGTAAACAAACTTTCCTACACGCTGAGATTCAATAATTGCGTCCATGTTCTTTTCAAATTCCTTGTCAGACATTTGTTTGACTTGGGATTCACTGTAAGAACCTTCTAGGTCTGCAGTATCTGGCTTACTAGCCCTTTTATTTACTACAGCTTTTGCAGCATCTTTACTAGCTCTTTTACGTGATTTATTATCCATACCTTTATCTGATTTGTATAAGTCAATAACACGTATTACAGAGCGAGGATCGTCTTGGTTTTCATACAAA